ATACTGCTCTTTGCATGACATCATCATAGTAAACTTTTTTGAATGCAGATCCTGCTAATGCTAAATAAAATAATAACTGATCGAACTCTGGAGTATATTCTTCCATCTCTTCAGTAATCATGTAGTTCATAAAATCTTGAACCCGTTGTGCTTGATTCATTTTCTGTTCATCCTCAACCCCTAAGACTCTAGTTCTTACTGGTCCCGATGATGGAAGTAATTCTTTATAAGCTTGTGCTTGGAATTGTGTAACAGCTTCTGATAACAGTGGATGCGTAACCGATGCAGAACCTTTGAACGGTCTTGTCATCTCTGTATGCTTAATACCTAGGAGATCTAAATTATTTGTGTAACTGGTTTCCCAATCCTTACGAGATACTCTGTCCTTTTTATAATCGTCAAGTAATTGATTAGACATTCTTTGTAGAACATCATCAGACATATCCTCAGCAAGATTTTTGTAAAAATCTTCTACTGCTTCAAACATCTCAGAAGGAGTAGGCTCCTTCTCCGCTGATTCAATTTCTACATCAACTTCTTCTGTCTCAGGAGTCTCAGACTCCATCTCAATTGCTTTATCAATTTCGGCCATTAATAAATTTTAGTTTTTTTATTTCTACCTAATTTGCATTTAGCCATAACAGATCCCCCAGATTTAAACAAGGGTTTTTCGAATCTGAAACCTAATAATGATGGACATTCTGAAACTTTTTTCATTTTGCCACTCATTTTCGTTCTTCTCTCAACTTGTCTTTGGTTAGCTGCTTTGAATTTTTCAATATTAGATTCTGAAGGCATTTCTTTAACACCAAACATTTTAAATGGACTTGATGATTTAATTGTTTTTGCTGTAGCTGTAGGTGCTACTTTACCTGCTGCATCTGAAGTCATTAACTTTCTTGCAGTTGCCATTTTATCATCACCTTTAAGTGTGTTTGCTCTAGCGATAGCACTTGCAGATTTTCCGCCTCTGCCACTATCAATATTAGCTGCAGCTGTTCCAGGTGCACCCATTTTAGAAAGTGCTGCTACACCTAATCCAAGTGCAAGCGCCTTCTTCATTCGTCTACTTGATTTTTTTGACATGGTCTTAATCTCCTAATAATATACGTATTTACGTTCCTTATAACTTTCCATCTCATCCTCGTCAGCATAAGTAGTTATATAAATGAACCTTGCCGATATCTTAACATAGCTTGTGTCGTACTGTCTACATAATCGTCATGTTCGCCATGAGGGAATGCTGCACATTCCTCAATAACTTCTTGAGCCCAATGTTCGTCTCTTGGATAATATACTTGTCCAGTTTCGAAAATAGGTGCAGTGGCGTTGACCCGTGAGTGTTTGTCCTGGCCTCGTCCTGGTGTGTAATCCATGACCGGTATCCCCATTCTTCTAAATTCTTGTAATAAACTTTGACCACTGGCTTTCGCCTCAATGATCACGGTCTCTGGCTTCCAGTATTTATATTGGTCTAGTGCTACCATTTTTAATTCTGGAAAATCATATTTACCTTTAATGGCATCCAGTAATATAATTGCATCTGGCCCTGATTCGTGAGGCGTGAAGTATTCCCCACGTAGTAATAGCGGAGTAGTCGGCAGTTTCTTTTTTAGTGAAAGCTGTATCATAACTTTGGATAACATGTTTTAAAGTTGGAAAGTCACCTGTCCATGGTTGCCACCATTCTCGTTTTAAAATCGCTCCTTCTTCTGAAGTTGGATTTTGCATATATTGGAGCAGACACGGTTTCTAATGGATATAGACGCTTTAACCTTTTCCAGTTCCTCTAGAGACCAATACTCAGGCCACACGGGTCTCGCCTCTTCGCCCTCGCCTAAGATGGCTGGGAAAGAAATTGTTTCCCACTTATCTGCCTTAGGTTCATTTTGTGATTTTATTAATCGACCTGTTAAATCATCTTGAGCCCATCTTGTCATTACAAGAACAATTGAGCCTCCTGGTTGTAAACGTTGTCTTGGTCCTGATAGATACCAATCATAAGTTCTCTCCATTGCTGAATCAGACATTGAGTCTTGTTCAGTGTGTGGGTCATCGATAATAAGTAAGTCCGCCCCTCGTCCAGTGATTGAACCGCCTACCCCCGCTGCAAAGTATTCCCCACCTTGATTGGTCTCCCAACGTCCTTTAGCTTTACTATCTTCTCGTAGTCTAACATCTCCAAAGATCTGTTTATACTCTGCACTGTCAATTAAATTTCTTACCTTCGCACCGAACCTTCCAGAAAGTTCTGCGTTGTGTGACACCTGCATAAATTTTCATCTTAGGAAACTTCCCTATCATCCAAGCAGGAAAATAGATTGAAGCAAATTCAGATTTAGTATGCCTAGGAGGCATATTTACAATGAGCCTTCCTTTTTTGTTTTTAGATATCTTTGTAAACTCATGAGCAATATGTTGATGATGGCCCCACTTATCAGGATCCTTATCAGTACGACATATGAAGTCTGGCCAAACATTCTTTACAAAATATAAGAAGTTATCCTGACATAATTTTATATGTTGAAGCCACACTTTTTTCGAGCCTCTCTCGTAATTGATCGGTGGTCAATAATTCTGCTTTAGTCATCTATATTCAATATACACCTGGGGTCCCCTAAAAATAAACCCCTGTATTCTACAGGCCAGATACTACGTCTATGTACGCCATACAAGTTTTAGTCAAAGTTAAGTAACATTAAAAATTTTTAGCTGCAAAAATTTATTTTTTAGAATTTTGGTTTTTGAAAGTTGACTGGTACCTCTATCAGGTACCACGCCCCCCGGCTCCCGTGGGGGGTTAGTTGTTAGATTGTTATTATTAATATTACTAATAATAATAAGAAAGTTACTGAGCAATAAAATTAATACTACTCATTTATTTCTTTTTAATTAGCTTGTCGATCTCATCGAAGGCGTATTGTTCGATGGCTTTTAAAGTCATTTCAACGCCTACTGATCTAGTTGAAATAAAGTCGCCTCGCTCTATTTCTAATTGCCAAAGACCCTCGACCCCTCGAAGGGGTCTAAGGTTTATTGTATATCCTTTGTATTTCATTTACTTAGATCGTTTGTAGTTTGTTTTTAATTCAACTGACTCACCATCAATTAAAAAGCTTTGATATAATTCGGGATGCTTATCCTTGAAAGCTTTTATATCAAATCGAGTTGTAGCTTTTTTAATTATTTCTAGTGAATAATCAAAATTATTAAAATGACCAATAACAAAGCCCCCTCGCTCTTCGACTAGTGGAAGGGTTTCATCCTTTACACTTGTCCAAAGTTTTTTGGAACGACTTTCTATTGTCATTTTAATTTACAAGTTGTAAAAAACTTTTTGATTTATATTTAGCCTCTAAGTTTTTTGTGTTTTTTCATCGTTTGTGATTTCATTTTTATACCTCTTTTGTTAAGTTGTTTTTTATGTTTATCACGTGTCCCATTATGATCATATTTAATAAGATGTCAAATCAAATATAAATGACTATAAATAACACTATTAAAAAGACCCAGGGGACGGCTGCCTTCACCAAAAATTTTAAAAATCCTCGATCATGATGCAACCTTTATAAATGAATTGATCTCGATCTTTTTGCCTAGGCCCTTAGCAACAAGCCCGACGATGACGCCCTTCGGGTCTTTAAATCTTAGGTCGTGTTTATCGCCATCGATGACCCTTCTTGTCATCCATTTTTTTGGTAACTTATCCTTAAACACAACGGCAACGTTTGCATAATAATCTGTCATTGCCTTAACTTGATCGTTGTAGTTGGTCCCACTGTCCGAGAAGGTAACATGTAAGTTTTTTTTGCCGTGATCCAGATAGTTTAAAACTTTAGTGTATTCATAAAATTGTACGTCTGGATGTAGATCCATTAAAGAGCCCCCACCGTCAACTTTTATATTTAAACCATGGAAGGTCACTTGTCCCATTGAGTCGTACGGCAAATTTATACCCTTGAGATCTAGCCCGTTTTTTTAGTTGTTCAATTTCTTTGGATAGTTCCCACAAGAACTCCGTTTTTATTATTCCAGAAATAATTTGTTTTATCTATTCTGGCACGTTGCACGGATCCCATCTGGCCACGGCCAGACGTATTTAAACATGGCTTAATGCATCCCCCCGTCGCCTTTGGTTGCTTTGGGGCAAACGTTCCGACCACTTAGGTCATATGGGGCCAGGTGTAGTATTGCCGTTTTATATCCGAAGGCCTCACCTTTTGCCATTTTGGTTTGGCTGTAATAATTAAGCAACATGACTCACCTCAACCCATTTATTTATTAACTTTGGCTAGTTTTATATTATGACTATAAACACTGCCTGCCTCATCAAAAAAACCTAATTCCGACCCCTTAGCGTCTATTAAAATAGTTTTTTTAATTCCTTTGCCTTGCTTAGGTGACTCGAGAAGCGTTCCTTTACATAAAATAAACGGATGTAATTGATCGCTTTTTATTTCTTGTCCCTTCTTTAGATCTTTATAGTTTATCATTTTTTTTTGCTCCTTTGTTAACCTTGCAGCGGCTAGAGTCTTTTTAGTCTAGCTTTCCCCCTTAACGGATAAAGGCTGCAAGGCCTTGTTAGTTATGGCAGCCTCAACTCTCATTCAGGGCCCTGGATTTAATAGCTTAGGTTTAC